AAGGACGCCTGGTTACCGTCCTTTGGATGCAGCCCTTTAACATGGCACCACTCTCTAAGAGTGAGAGAGCAATGTTAATTACCAAATCCTGTAACAAATTGGAGTTAATATGTTAAAAATATACCACAATTACCTAATTGCAATCGCAAAAGGCATCTGTGATAATTTCAACATTAACCACCTTTGTAAACTCTATCGTGACGTTTACTCAAAGAGAAAACGTCACCGCGGCCGTAAGGACGCGGTAAGGTTCATGAAGGATCTAAACAGCATAGCTGAAAGATACGCCATGTACCAAACGATAGAGCCTATAAAGTTCCTAAAATCCGATGGGGATGGTTTTCCTTCCGTAATAAGCCCATTTAAAGCTTATCTACGACACGAAGACCCAAACGTTGTAAAAATAGCACTTTCTATTTTTAGAAGTGTTGAGTTACTTCGTTTACCTCCTGACCATGATATCACGACTGTTGTAAGGCAGCCATGCTATAAAGACCAGGTTGTAGAGGATATCATCCGATACATCCCGAAATTTGTAGCTCAATTGTCTAAGTTAAACTACAAGGATCCGGTTTATCACTTTACCGTTAAAAATGGTCCAAATGGGCCAGCTTTAATGACAAGTGATAAGGACTTTAGTGCTGTAAAACAGGATATCGCTCTTTACAATGCAATTTGCACTGTAGAGAAGAAGCTAGGATCGAACGATCTACCAGATGAGAACTACCAGGTTACCACACCTGGTATACACTCAAGGCTCACTCAATTTAGTGAGAAAGCGGGTAAGACACGCACGATTGCTGTAGTAGACTATTACAGCCAACGTGCGCTTTACCCACTTCACAACGCTCTTATGGCGTTGCTCCGGGGTCTATCATCTGATGGAACGTTTTCACATAGGAATGTAGGTAACTACGCTAAGGAATTGACAAGGAATAAATCCTATGTCTCTACCTCAGACATGACCGCCTTTACTGACTTATTTCCTGCTCTAATACAGGAATACCTGTTATACGAGTTGGTAAAAGACAGAGACCTCGCTAAAGCGTGGTGGACTCTTCTTGCGAAGAGACGCTTCGTTGTGGCCTGGTCAGGCGAAAATGTTTCCTATGGTACAGGACAACCAATGGGAGCATATGCTTCCTGGCCGTTATGTACACTAGCTCATCACTTAATTATGCACTATAGTGCTTATAAACTTTCAATTAAGAAAGTTAATACACTATACCGCATTTTGGGTGACGATAATGTTAGGGCTAATGAGGCCCTATCATCCTATTACGAAGAAACACTTCGCAACCTAGGTTGTGAACTGAATCCGAGTAAAGGGACCTGTTCTATTGCAGGAGCTAAATACTCCAGCGCAGAAGTGGCTAAGCGTTTATATCTAAATGGTATAGACATTTCGCCATTAACACCAGGTTTTGTTAGAAGTTTGGTAACTCCTACACTAATTAATAGTGCATTAAAGGAATTAATCCAAAGTTTTGACAACCTAGCGCTACCCGTCCATGTACTTAACAATGTAGTCCCAAAAAGACTACAAGATAAGTGTTGGATGCTTTGCACGAACCCATTTAACGGAGTCATCAAGCCTGGAAATCCAGGGTATGATGAGAAATCCGATATATGGGCTGATATTATAGAAGAAAACGAACATGACGAAGTCATGAGACGTTTCCGTATAATATCACTCGTGAACAAAGCCAACGAGTTTAACGAAACTGAAAAGTTTCTACTGACTTGGGCCCGCTTACAAACGGAGCCTAAATCAGGTCCAAAACAAGTTGGGGGTGACATGGAACTTCACTCCGTACCTCAATATGCTCAGGCTAAATGCCAAAAGCATATACTCAAGAAGCTCTTTCGAGCTCTAGAGAAACTCAAGGCAC